CATCGCTTTCAAACGGCACGAATTGCCCGATTTTCTTCAATGCCTTACGTTGCCAGCGGGCTAAGTCTGCCTTAACTGGCTCTTGTGCGTCGTTATTATTTGGCTCAGTCTGTGGTAGTTCCTGCATTGGTTTATCAGGCGTCACGTTATTCACGACAGCGGGCGGGGGCGGTTCGGGTTGTCCGCTTGTCTGTGTGATCTGTGAGGGTAACAAGTCGTCACGCTCATCGCCTAACGGGTCATCGCCATACCATTCCTCGCGGATTTCCTTTAGCGTGTGGGTGCGCTCAAAGGCGTCTTGCTCTCGTAACTCCAGGTCCTTATCAGTGACTCGGATGTCCTCAAACATGCCAATAAGCGGACGTCCACCGTAGAGGGGAAGGATTGAATTGGTAATCTTTTCCGACATCATAACGTGCATGGGGTAGACTGACAATTCATTAAACGACGCACGGCCGACAACTGAATTGGCCTGTGTTGCGTTTTCTGAAAGCATTGTATAAGAGCCTGGGGCAATGGTCGTCATGATTTCTTCCTTATTCGCCCTGCGCCCGTCTAAGAATTCCATCTCACGCTGAGATATTGAGTTTTGTAACCACTGTACGCCGCCTTGACCCACGCCCCGAAGCATGAGTAACTCTCTCTTTTTTGCGGCCTCGCGTGTGTCGTCTTTGATCTTCGCCCACTGTGGGTCGGCTATCATCTGCTCAAACGTAAGCACACCAGGCAGGCGGGCGTTATTCTCTTTGAATAGTCTAGTGTTCCATTCCTGCATACCTAAATCGCCATTAGCGACCATCGCCACAGCTTCAATTGCAGACAATCCAATAAACCTAGAAAACGGATTGAATCGCTTGAAGTGTACAATCTGGTGCGGCTCTAGGAATATTTCCCGCCCGTTTCCTGGGTAATACATGTACCCTTTTAGGTACATGTGCTCATCAGGGACAGGGATAATCATTTGAGAAGGGATAAACCACATTTCATCGGGTACTGAATATTCATCCTTTTTATTCAGCCACCAGTAAGCGTTACCTGTCAGCTTGAAAAATGCGATGGTTGCATAAAGGAATTCATAACGGGAATCAAGTTCATTGGGGCGGGACAATAACAACTCGAATTCGTGATTCGGGATGTCCTTCGGTTCTTTGCCCGACAATATACGCTTGACCTCAAAGGGGGTCAAAGCACCAGCGGCGGCGGTCAGGTCTACCGCTAAAAGCACCCATGATAACTTACGGTATAAGTCCGCCTGATTTCCATATACCGACGGGTCGGGGAGGTTGAATTTTTCCGCGCCCGCTGTCTCTAGTTGCCAGCGTTCATACTGCGGAAGATTCGCCTTTAGCGATTCAATTTCTTTTGTGAGTGCTTCTAGTTCTTTTTTTGTAGGAATTCCGAATATACCCATTTATCACCTCATACCCAGTCAACTATTTTAGATGCGTCTATGTCGCGCATATCATCTTCGTAAGCGTACCGAAGGCCGCCATCAATCAAGTGATTATTTTTATCCACTGGTATTTTTAGGCTATTACCGCCCGCGTCTTTCTTCCAGTGGTATTGTTGCAGTTCGTTTATCAGGTTGATACAGGTCTTATCTACTATGATGGTCTGTTGTTTCAACCAGTCAATCCCAAAGTTTACCGAGTCCTTGCCCTTCTTAGCCCCTACCGCAGACACGCCGTGATTGTTCAATTCCTGAATACTCTTAGGCTCTGCGCTATCACAGATGATCCGCTCATCGCCTATCATCTCTTTTACGCGCTCGGCTAGTACGTCATTGGTAAGTCCTGTCTCGTACAACTCTTTATAGAAGTAAATCGTCTTACGCATCTTGTCATAATGACTCACACCCACGGCGGCGGGGTCACTGGAAAAGCCGAAGTCTAGCCCGTTGCGCCTGTTGGTAAACTGGTCAGTCATCTGCGATAAGTCATCTACCTTCCAATTAGTAAAGATTACATCACCCAACACACCCCAGTTGCCTAGTGTATAAACCTGATAATAATAGCTGTCTGTCTCTTGCTCCAACCCTTTGCGGTCGTCTGCGGTCAGAAACTTGTTATCCTGATAGGTTGTTTTCAGGATGGATAACTCAGGCGTCTTGTATTTCGTCTGTGTCTCAGCCCACCCAAGCCCGCTAAAGTACGTCTGATAAATCCAGTGTTGCTGTAATATCGGGTTGAATGTCATGTGTAGGCGTTTGGGCGTTTTGGGATTTCCGCCTCTCTGACGCTTCAATAGTTGCTTGATTGAATCCTGTGCTGTCTCGGTCGCTTCCTCTACCCATACGTCGGTAATTGCGCCTTTGGCGGGGGTGATAGACTTTAGCTTTTCCACGTCATCCAGCCCGCTAAAGATAATCTGATACCCATTGACACAGGTTATCGTACCGTCTGTTTTGTTGACGCTAAAGAATTGTTGTAAGCCCCATTCCGTAATAATCCTGTTGATTTCCTGCGCTACTGACCCGCGAATTGTGCGCCCTACCTGGCGACATACCAACCAGTTACGGCCTCCCGTCCTCGCGTCGTCCATCGTATCTATAACGGCCTGCTGTGCTTTGAATTTACTCTTACCCGACGACGAACCGCCATATAGGATTTGTACCCGCGCCATGTTCTTTAGTTGGGGCAGGTACACATCATTCATAACGGCGGGGTCTAACTCAATCTTCGGGTATGTCATCAAATCCCTTTATGCCGATTTGTATCCTTTCACCGTTACTGGTTACGTCCACGTTCTGCGTAACCTTCCCCGCTATCCTGTCTAGTATCGCCTGCTTATCCGCGCTCTGCCTGCTGGTGGTCATACTGCGTATCATGGCGCGGAGGCGGTCGATCTTCTCATGTGTTAGCGGGTGTTCGATGTCCTCTGATAGTACGTCCCAGATGATATGTTCCAGGAGTTCCTCGGCTTTCTTCTTGTCCTTCGGCTTCTTGGGTGCGCCATGCATCCAGCGGCGGGGGTCGTATCCCTTCGATAGTGGCTTGCCGCGTGGCTTCTTTTGCAGGTTTTCCGCTGTTTCTGGTGCGAAATCGTCTGTCATTCTGTCACCAATTCGGGGGTTAGCTTGCTCGGTCTGTCTGCGGCCATATTAGATATACATCTTCCCGTTACTAAAAAGAACAGGGACAAAATACTTTCCCGCGCTTTTTATACTGATTGTGGTTTCTCCAACAATCCATTCCGCTGGTATATTTCCAGTGTGGACAAAGTCATTCTCACTTGAGCTTTGTGTGTCCCTGTCAATCGCCACGCCTGCGGGGATTTTGATTTCAAAGATTACTAAGTCAGTGGTGCTTTTATCAAGCCCAAAAAAATCAAGTTTGTCCTCCGCCCAATATGCGGCGTTATCTTTTGAAGAGGTTATGTAAACTTTCCCCTTCTTTGAGTTACGGGAGGCTTTACTTATTTCCAGCCCGTTTTTTTTAATGTACTCAGCCGCCTCGGAGGTTGTGCCGTGATAAAACGTACCGCCGCCCTCACCAGATGTGCCGCCGCCTGAAGCAGACCCGCCGCCTTCACCAGACCCACCAACTTCACCAGGTCTGCCTGTGTGTCCAAAATTACCACTGCCTTCGCCGCCCTTCATAGAACGCAGTTCTTGATATTTGTCATACGCCGCTTTATACGCCGCGTCATAAATCTTCTGTTCATACGGTGTTCGTTTTTTCATTTATCCTCCAGTTCGGGGGTTATCCCTGTCGCCGTGTAAAAGCGTTCTAGGATGACCGCGCCGTATTTTTCGCTTATCTCCATAGCAAAACAGCGGCGGGATAGGTTCTGAGCGGCTATGATGGTTGTGCCAGAGCCACAAAAACCATCAAGGACTATGTTGTTTTTAGTGCTTGAGTTTTTAATTGGAATCTCTGCAACTCCAATCGGCTTCTCTGTAGGGTGTATTCTTCCTGTGGTGTCTCTAGTGACTGTCCATACCGTTGTTGTTGTTCTGTCGCCTAAATTAAATGGATTTCCAGCACTTGCATAAAAACAAGGCTCGTGAAGCCATCGCCAATCAGCCCGCCCGATTGCGGGGGCGTTTACTCCAGAGCTTCCTTCACGCCCTTCGCCCTTCACCCAAATACATTGTTGAAGAACGCTTATTTTATTTTCATTCAATGCGTTCTCAAACTCTCGCTGATATTTTGAGGCGTGCCATATATACCAAGCGGCATCAACTTGTGAATACTGAAAAAACAAATTAAATGACTTCGATAGAAAATTCTGTAAATCCCCACCAACCAACTCGTCATTCTGTATTGTGTTTCCGTTGCTTGATTTGTAAGAAACGCCATACGGGGGGTCAATCCATACCATATCCGCCCTCTCCCCGCCCATCAGCCGTTCCACATTCTCCCGTACCGTACAATCGCCAATCAATAGCCGATGGTTTCCGAGTTGCCATAACTGCCCGCTTGCGGTCTGCCATTTCTCTTGTAACTCAGCGGCGCGGTCAATCTGCGGCTCTGCGTCTACCTGCGGGGCTTCATCGCCTGTCCCTTCTCGCCATTCGTCATCTGAAAACAGCTTCTTGATTTGCTCATCTTCCCCGCCCCATTCTTTCAGTAACGCCCAGTCGGGGTCGAAGTCCACCTGGGCGATTTTATTCGCGGCGACTGACAAACGGCGGGCGCGTGGGTGTTCAGCGTTCGGGATGTCATCACGGATAACAATAACAGGCCGCTTACCGTCACTGTGGACAATGATAGGCTCTACCTCTTGCCCGTCCTCGTCTGTGAATACCTCTACCGCCTTTTCAAGTCGTGCGCTACCGCTGATAATCTCACCGTCTGCGGCGGCCGTCTGAGCATCTATAAAACCATCCTCACGCAAGGACTTTTCAAGCAGTCGCAATCCGTAAGGGGTGTGTTTATTAGCGTTTCGTTTCTGGGGGGTAAATAGCTCTGAAATCTTCTTTGTCATTTCTTCCTATCCAACCGCCGCGCCGCAATGTTTACACTGAGTCTTGACCGCTCCCCACTGTCCACAATGGCCGCACTTTACAATAACCTCGGCTGGGGCTAGGAACTTTTCAAGACTGCGGGCAAGGTCTTTGTATCCTTCGTCGGTCATACGGAGGTACGAGTCAACCTGAACATGACGATTTGATGTATCGGTATATGCAATACTAAAAGACGCGCCGTCCTGCCAATCTATTTTTTCAGCGGATTCTGTAAAACGGTCATCTATAAAATCTGAAATAGTCATCTATTTTCCTTTCCTACACTTGACGCACTTCCGCCTTGGTTTGGGTATCCTGGCCCCGCATCGGCAGAGGGTGAATTTACTCATCATTTACCTTTTGTGAAATATTCGATAACCATTCCCAAAGCCTGCTTGTACTGTTCTGCGGTCAGGTTTGGATTTATGGAGTATGTACCGTCAGTGTAAATTGTGAACATTGCCGCGCCACTGCTGGCGATAATAAAATTAGTTCTCTTTGCGTTCTCACCAAATGTCATGTTTATAGTTGTGCTTTCACTATTCCACGCCAACCCCTCCCATTTTGCAAGAGTGGTGTCCGCGCCTTCAATTACGAGGCGCGTACCGTCTGGATATAAAATATCACCGTCCATGTCTGTCCTTTCTACACATACCACCTCGGCGCATGATCCCCCGCCATCCTCATAGTGCATTGATAAAATGTGTCACGTTGCCAGTTACGTAGGTAGATGTACAGCCATACGCAAGTTACAGCGGCGAGTATCAATGTAAATCGTTTCATTGGTGGTATTTTACCACAAATAGACAAGCATCTATAATTAGAACAAAAGTAGAACACCAGATTAGAGTTTTGAAATTGGTCTGTAAATCGCTTGACATCCTAGACAATATGATATATACTCTATTTATTGATACACAATAAACCAAACAGGAGAAACGACAATGGCTAAACTAACCTCAGTAATCAAGAAGATGCAAGAAGCAGGCGCACAGATAACCAAGAAAAGCGAACGCACCTATGTAGCAGAATTCAAAAATACCAATGTAGAATTCATCAACGACGACGGCGAAGTCTTCAACATCTACGTGATTGGCAAAACTCAGAAAGACGACATCATCAGCGATTACTTCCCAGGCACTTTCGCCCGAAACACCAAACACGCGATTGCACTCGTACAGGCTCGCGGATAACCCCCTCCCCCACGCGATGCCGCCCCGCTTTGTAGGGCGGCACGAAAGGACAAACTAAATGAACGACTGCTTTATTTGTCACAACGGCAAAGATTGTAGATGTAATGGCAAATGCCCTATGTGTGGACGCACTCGCCAAGATAAGCACCGCCGCACAATAAAACGCACACTACGCCAACGCGCCCACCGTAGGTATATAAAGGCGATTTTATGAAAACTCATCACCGCATCCTCCCCACTGCGCCCCGCAGAGGCCGCCGAAGCGTACCCTTTGAGATCATATACAGACCAGGTATCAAGCAGAATATGGATATTGTCAAACACCTGCAAGCACTCCGCGCTAATGGTGAAAATATCACACAGTTTATAACCGACGCTATCCGCGAGAAAATGGAGAAAGGAAAATAAAATGAAACCTAGCAACTTCAAGAAACATCCGTATGACAGTGTTTTACACAAAAACGAGGCTGAGACAGTCGCCCGCAATATCATGGTTATTCTTTCCCGTACTGGTGACGAATTCCGCCTGCTAGAGTGGAATGAATATAAAACAGAACGCGAGCGCGACGGGCATTTTACAGAATCAGAACTAGAGTACTTCAATCAAGTTCGCGGATTCTGCACATCCGAACACGCCGCGCAAGGCTTCTCTAAGTTTTGGGGAGTTTCCTCCTAATCCCCCTCCGCTTCCCCTTCTGCGGCCACAACCTACCTGAAAGGAAAATAAAATGGAACGCTGTCCTAAATGTAAAAATGAAATAAATTTGATAGTAAAGTTTGGTAAAAGATTTTATCTTTGCTGTGACCACGAGTATACCGAAGAATTTATAAAGGCAATAAATACTACTTGCCTTTTGAAGCTTTTGAATCTCTTGCCGCCCGCCTAACCCCCCGCCCGACCAGCTTCACCCGCACCCGTACCCCCTTATATTTCCTAGCACCCGTATTCAATACCTTCTCTATCCTCTCCCTAAGATACACGGGGAGGGGATATTTTATAGCATCAGCCAGTAAAGACAAAAGATAGACACTCTCATTGTTGCGGTCTATCTCTTGTCTACATATGGGGCATAACTCGTTATCGACCGTCAGACGTTCGCAGATGTAGCACATTACACAATAACTACGTCATCCTTTGACTTCAACAACATAGCCTTATTTACTTTTATATCACCGTTCGGGCTTACGTCAATTGTACGCGTTCCGATCCCCTCTAATTCCGCCGCCGCTATTCGATAACCAAATCTAGTCTTTAGTTGCCATGGAGGAAGTACAATCCCGTGCATATGTACATCGTTACGGGTGAAAGTGTCATATGCTGAATTGTGATAATGACCACTCACTATTACGGATGGTATTGTTCGCCTGTTTTCCAGACACGAAAAATACTTATTTCTCATGTAATTGTGAAGCGCATTGCCTAAAGTCAAATCTTTTCCAGCGGGCGCACCTTGATGCAAGAACCAGAACCGATTACCCAATACATCCATAGGCATAAAGTCAAAGGTGTCATCCCCATTCGGGAGAGTTTCCGCGCCCAATCTCTGAGCTATGGAGTCTTCCTCGTCTCCGTCGTGGACTTCCGTACCCTGTCCATAATAGAGAAGGTCTCCCTTTTGCTTGTCAAATCCTATATGATGCAAGAAGTATTGCATAAGCCAGACGTGGACGTCATTCTGCTCGCCTATGTTACGGGTTGCGAGTTGTGGTGTTTTGTGGTGGTCTCCGTCTGTCGCGTCTCCTATCTGAACAACCACAAAGCGATTATTTCCCCGCTCCTGCTCTATCTGCTTGGCGCACGCTGTAAAGTGCTTGAACATTGCGTACTGTTTGGCACTCGGAATATATGTACCGTGCTTGAATTTCCACCCGCCGTTCTCCCCTGTCATCTTCTTATGAGGGGGAAAGCCTAAGTCCTCCCCGTTGTAATATGGGAAAAGAGCCGTTGACCCGCCTGTGTGAAAGTCACTAAGGGGAATCACTTTGACGCCTTTTTCCTCTTTACGGAATAAGCTAAATGGGTTGAGCATTACGCCTCTATTCTCATTTTGTGTAAATCATTGTGATTACTCGAAATACTATATCCCCCATCACGAGTAAGAATAAACTGTTCAGTTTTGCGTCCCACGACAAAACACGGTCTCTAATCGCGTTAAATCCTGGCTTACCATTTCCTTCTATGTTTTCTTTTATCTTTATAATGTCCTCGTCCAGATGGGCACGAGCGGCGGCGTTTATTTCGTTGTCGTTCTGACGCTTTATCAATAAATCTAGCTTTTCATTTAGTTCCTGAAATTCTTGCGCTGATACACTGACGGTTTGTTTTGTGTTCGGCATATACGATTCCTTTAAATATTCGGCGGGGGCTAGGGTCGCCAGCCCCCGCTTTGTCTCAGGTGCGCTCGTCGCGCTACTCTAGATATGACGTCAACGGACGCCTTACTAGGTCGCTGATGTGGGGATTTACTCGGAGTTTGATTTACCGATAACGGGTGTACCTTTCAATCCTGCATGGAAAATCTTAGCGAATCCAAGTTCACCGATGAAGGTAACGAAGGTCAAGAGGAACATTGCAAGGCTACCCAACTGCGCGTCGATCTGGGCGAGGAGCGGAGTATTGCCAGTAAAGTAAGCAACAGCCACACCAGCAAAGCCCGCAAGATTCACCCAAAACACAATGGCGGGCGCGCTACCATCGGGCAACAGTTCAAAGTATTTGGCAACGTTGACGCCAGCGGCCACGAGAGCAGGAAAGCCCACGAGGGAGGCGAACAAGGGAAACAGGTCATTGATATTAAGCATTTATTACTCCTTTTTTATTAGATGTATCATTGGCATTATACCCCAAAGAGAGGGGCTAACAATTCAGTAACCAGTGCTGACAATTCTCATCACATTCGCAGACACACGGCATAGGCTCGCCGCCTTTGAAAGTGGCGTCTTCGGAAATATGCCAACCACGATCTAAACCAGTTGGGGTTTCCTCATTTGCTCGGCGCTCAACTTCCTCGCGACTCATTTCTTTTGAGGCGCAAACGCTCATACACACACAACCATTTGCATAAACTGTAAACTTCATCTTTTCACCTCTCGCACAAATATCTTGCATTCATAAACCCACTCACGCCCCCATGAGTGACAGGATACCACACACCCCCGTCGGGCGATTGTACAAATCCCCCAGTCACCGTCACTACATCGCCAGCCGATAACACAGCGACCACCCCGTACCCCGTCCCCGCGCCTTCCCGCATGTAGACGGTATCAGCAGTCAGACAGACTTCCCGTGTCAATTCGGCTTGTGTGGCCGTAGAAATAACAGCAGGAGTATTTACACCTTTGACCACCAGCGAGGCGGGGGCAGGCCCTACGGGGAGGGTCGCACTCATGCAGGAGCATTGCATAAGTATCAAAATAAGCAATCCCACCAAAAAGTAAAGCGTAAACCCGCTACCAATCCCGCGCAATAAACCACCGTTATTTTCTTGATTGAACTTGACAGCCTCGTCTAGGGTTACGAAATCTCCAGAAGCATCCATGTAACAACCGTCATTTAGTGCAACCTGCGCGGCTTCGTTGTCGAAGTTTCCATCAAACTGCGGGCTTTTTGCGTCACATCGCGGGTCATTGTTTCCGTAACCAATAGACCTGACGTATTTCTGAAATTCTGGGGAAGTTGAATTTATTTCCATTTTTTTTACCTCGCACATTGCACCAACAACCAAACGATAATCAGCCCGCAGAATATCTCTATGGCGCACCCGTTACGGATGCCTTTATGTAGGCCGCTCATTCCGCGCTTTCCTTTTCTTCAATCCTTGCCCTAATCGAGATAATCTCTTCTTCAATCTCGTTGATTCTATTCATCAGGCTTTTCCATTCTCTTTCGAGTGTTTCTATTAGTTCTTCGTTGCTCATCTTTTCCTCTTTTCTGCTTTCACATGACAGCTTCGGCAAAGGGCTTGCAGGTCGCTTAGTCTTTCCTTGCCCAAACGCTCGTAAGTCAAGTGATGAATGTCAAGTTTTACTTTCTGCCCGCAAGCCTCGCATTTATAGCCTGCCTGTTTTAGCTTCTTGCGCCGTACCTCTTGCCAGTGGTCAGACCTAAGGTATCCGTTACGGTAGGCTATCTGATAACTGGTCAATCGCTCACGGCGGAGGATGTACCAGCCTGCCACTAGGCAGAGGACTAAAAAGGCGTCTCGAATCACTCTGCCACTAGGTCAAAATCTAGGCCGTCGGGCGTCATCTT